TGGGCATGAGTTCCTAAATTTTCCTTGCTTCGTTCAATGGGATGGTCTTTTGATCTAAAACCACTTGTTATTATAAAAGGGAAACCACAGACATCGCGCAAGCTATCAAGTTTTATTAAGAAATCATTTTTAATTTCATTCTCACCTGTGTACTGACAGGCAAACTCTGCTTTAGCAAAGTACTTTAGCTCTTGATCAATGCTCGACATCAGTGTAGTCCCCTTCAATGGGTTCTTGTTCGTTACCGCCTGAGATGATAGTAGTTTCTCCACCCACGCCTGTGATTGATATATTGATTGCACTCTTTCCACCAGTTGCCTTATCTTTCTCAAAGTAGCTAACGGGCAGTAATCTATCCATACACAACTTCCAAGCCGCTGCTTGATTCTTATGATCATCGTCCAAGGCTGCTGACAATATAGAATCCAAGACCTTCCTAGACTTAGGGGAAGCAAGCATCCTAGCTTTATAGTCGTTGATGATTGAAGCATCACCTTTAGGACGACCTACCTTGTTACGGGAGCCTGTTGTCTTTGACACAACATCTTTCTTTTTTGGCCGCCCAATCCGCTTCGCGGACTGACCCTCTTTAGATTGCTTTTCGCTACTCAAAATATATCCCTTGGTTATCTTAAGTATACTTAAGTATACTTTAGGATATACTTTAATTATATTCTTTAAAGTTTAATCTTAAAGTGTTCCGTTAAGTAGTCTTAAGGCGCTTGGTTATCTTTATCTCTTTATTATACTAGTTATTATATCATATCTAAGCCCTTAAGTCAAGCTTTATTTACTATATTATTAAAGTTATTCCCATGTCCCTTTTGTTAGCTTGTGTCATCCCTGTGGGCGACCTATGTTTACTTATATATAACAAAGACTTACAGTACACATGAGGATACAGGTGTCAATCCCAATTTCCTACTATTTTGTATACTGGCGGGTACAGTAACAATCCTGCGATACCCCCAGCGCCCCCCCGTCCCCAAAGTTATCCACAGGTTTTGCACATAGTTACCCACAGGGTCCGCATGTTGTGCATAAGTTATACACAGGTTATACATGCGGCCCATTGTTGGCACGGGTATTGCATAAGGGAAGTGTGAGTGTGCATGTGGATACCCTAAGGTATACATGATGAAACAGTTGTTGACATTATCAATGGGCTATGCTTGAGAATAATAGTGGTTGACATTGCTGACAGTATGTAGTACTCGCGTACACGGGCGCGTGTGATAGAAGGTAGCATGTAGGTTATGCATTAGATGCATATAGTTTATTAAGGTCATGCACACAAAGCATTAGCATGTAGCTGATAAGGCTCTATAATGGGTGCAAGAGGCAAGGGAAAGGAACCCTTGTAAATGAGAATCATTATCAACTAAAGGTAGTCATTATGAATAAGCTAGAGATACTAATACAAGGTAGGCTCGAAGATTTAAAATTATCAACCGAATCACAACACTGGAAGACTTTAGCTTATATAGATACCTCAGGCGGTAAAGATTCATCTTGTTGGTCTATAGGCGAAGATTATGAAAAGAAAGGCAATGCGGTCCTAGAATTTGCAAAGAAACTTGTAGGTGAAGCCTTTGTTAAACGGAGCCGCGAGGTGGTGTTGCGTGATCCCAGAGTAACAGAGGGTTTAGCCACATGGCACGATGCGTATATTAAAGCTAAAGAAACAAAAGCAGAATGGTTAATTGATACGGGTTCGAGAGCAGAGGAGGAGGCATAATATGGTTAAATTCATGAATGCACAACCAAAATTTAGCAGACCCAGCAAGATGCCTTGTCGTTCATGGTCATTGCAAGCACTTGATACTTGTCCAGCGTCTAAGGATAGCAAGGGCGATCTAGTGCCAGCTTGTAAGGGTTGCTATGCCACTACAGGTAACTATAGGTTTCCCAACGTAAAAGCACCAAGGGAGCATAATCGCGAGGACTGGCAACAAGCGGACTGGGTAGCTGTAATGGTTGCGGAATTAGACAATGATCGCTATTTTAGGTGGTTTGATTCAGGCGATGTTTACGACCTACGGTTGGCTAAAAAGATATTGTCAGTTATGGCCGCTACTCCTTGGTGCAATCATTGGCTACCAACGCGTATGCATAAGTTTAAAAAGTTTATGCCTGTACTTGCTGATATGCAAAAGCTACCGAATGTAGTTGTTAGATTGTCCAGCGATAGCGTGACAGGTGAATTGATACAAGCGGCCAACACTAGCACAATTATACCCAGCCGCGAGTATCTAACGCCTGTAATGACGTTGTGTGAGGCTGGTACACGCGAGGGCAAATGTGGACCATGTAGAGCATGTTGGAATAAAACAGTAAAACATGTTGCATATCCCGCTCATGGCGTTAGTATGCTCAAACAAATTAAAAACCTAATACAGACTATAGAGGTGACACAATGAACAAGCGCAAGATGGATTGGTTGACAGTTGCAATTTGTACATGGTGTACAATAACGCTTGTCTATCTATTGGGAGTCAATCTATTATGAGAGCTAAATTATGCAAATAATAATGGAATTAATGGCCGCATTGGTATTAATTGGCGCATGTTGGGCAGTCTGGCAAAGTGAGCTAATTATACAGAATGAACGTCTAAGCAAGTATAAGGGTAACCAATAGGGTAGCCCATAAATTAAGCTAAAGGCTCTTAGAACGCAATACAGGGCCATATACGAGGTGTATTATGAATAATGCGAGAAAGATACTAACAAAACGCGAGTTAAGTAAGCAAAAGAGAGAGCAGTTTCTTGTTGCGGCTATTGGCTGGACGGCATTAGGTTGCGGTGGCCTGTTGTTGACAATGGTATGGTATACATTTATAGTGGTTATTTTAGGGAGTGATGTATGAACATAGGTGGATGGAATGGCAGTTGTGAGGACTATTTGCATGGTGATGAGGAGCTGATTGACGAAGATGATTACCCGCCTATGCAACCTTATGAGATAGCAATGGCACTCGCAGACATTAAACGTAAAGAGGAGCAAGAGAAAGATGGCTAGATTAATAGATACGATGGACGAAAAACAGATGTGGAAATCTTGGATGAATACAAGGTTAACGCTTAAGCAATGGTGCAAGGAGTTATGTAAACCGTTAGTCTTGGAAGCGGAGTGTGCTACTGATATTAAACAAGCACTACCAGTAAAAGGAGAAGTAGAATGATTATATTCGGTAGACACTTATCAATAGAACTGATTAACGGGTGCGGCTTGTTCCTTGAGTTTGCAGATAGTCGCGCAGTTTGGACAATGAACAAGGAAACGGAAGAAGTAAGTGCTTTACCTTTTGAGGGCATACTGCTATACTTACCGTTCATTTTAATAACTTTTGGGAGAGTATACAGTGAGCAGGATTAAAGAGGGTCTAATAGGATATGACGAGCCTTGCAATGATTGGATAGAGCCTACAGCGCAGGATATGGTAGACGAGCTAGTAGAGTATCAAGTATACTGTATGTCGCTATCTGAACTGACACAGAGAGTCACTAGGCAGGTTAGGGATGAATACTATGCTCAGGACATTAATGTAATGCGTGAGCAGTATATGCTTGCTTTTGGTAAAGGAGAAGAGTTATGAGTAGATGTAAAGCATGTGATGTGATAATGAGTGAATATGAACTAAAAAAGAAAGATGCTAATACTGGCGCATACCTAGACCTATGTGGAGAATGTGCCAGACACTCAAACGATGCCCTTATGGATGGTTTTAATGAGTCATACAATAAGGATGAATATATATTTGACAAGAGTGATAACTGATGATATAATATTCTTAAGAAGCGATAGAAATACTTTAAAGATTATAATTAAAGTTTAAACCAAACGATACTTAAGTAGTATCACAACAACTAGGAGTAGTAATTATGGCAGTAGTAGAAGGTACAATAGCGTTTGAGAACCTAGACACTCATGAGATGTATCAGGGTCAGTCTACAGGTAAATACTCAGTGGTCATTAGTGTTGATGAAGACACCGCAGATAATTTGTCTGGTATGGGCATCAAGATGCGAGAGTATGAAGGAGTAAAGCAGCGCAAGTTCAGCACCAAGTATGATGTGCCAGTAATGGATGTAGATGGTCAGCCCTTTGCAGGTAGAATTGGTCGAGGGTCTAAGGTGCGCTTGTTATGGGCAGAGGGTCAGCCTCATCCTGTACACGGGACAGGTACTTATCTGAATAAGATTAAGGTACTGGAAGTTGCGGAGCAGGAAGGTGGTGAGGACTTCTGATAATGACTATGGAAGAGTCAACCTTTGTTAGACATGAGCCATGCCCATCGTGTGGCTCATCCAACAATCTGGCTCGTTATTCCGATGGACACGCCACCTGTTTTTCGGGTGGCTGTTCACACTACGAGCATGGAGACGGTACAATACCAAACCATAAACCCGCGACAAGCGCAAGGACATTAGAGATGACAGGTGTAATAGCGGCAATCCCTGATCGTAGGATCAACCAAGACACGGCCAAGCGTTATGGTGTCACGGTTGAGTACGGCACTGACGGGACGATAACTAAGCACCACTACCCTTACCACGATAAAGATACAGGCGTGGCTACAGGGACTAAGGTACGGATTGTAGAGAACAAGCAATTCTATGCCACGGGTTCCTTTGACAATGCAGGGCTGTTTGGTCAGCAAGCATTTAAGGCAGGTGGTAAATACATTACAGTAGTAGAGGGAGAAGCAGACGCACTCGCAGTCAATGAAATGTTTGACGGTAAGTGGCCCGTTGTATCCATTAGATCAGGCGCGGCCAGTGCCGCCAAAGACATCAAGGCTAACCTAGAGTGGCTTGAGTCCTTTGATAGCGTGGTCATATGTTTTGATAATGATAAGGCTGGACAAGAGGCCGCAAGGTCAGTACTGGACTTGTTCACCCCCAACAAGGCCAAGAATGTCACACTGCCCATGAAGGATGCAGGGGACATGCTCAAGGCTCGTAAGGTGCAGGACTTTGTTAAGGAGTGGTGGAACGCTAAGACCTATCAGCCTGACGGTATCGTGGCAGGTAATGAGACTTGGGATCTGATCATCAAGCAGTCCAACGTGAAGTCCATTGACTATCCGTGGTCATGCCTGAATGAGTACACCCACGGCTTTAGACCTAAGGAGCTAGTGACCATTACCTCTGGCTCAGGTATGGGTAAGTCACAGATAGTCAGGGAGCTTGAGCATTACTTGCTTGGAGCTACTGAGGACAACATAGGTATCCTAGCGTTAGAGGAGGACATACCCAAGACAGCGTTGGGCATCATGTCCATTGAGGCTAACAAGCAGCTTCACCTTGACAAGACAGTGACTCAAGAAGAGAAGAAAGGATACTGGGACAGGACGTTAGGGTCAGGACGTATCTATATGTTTGACCACTGGGGTTCTACGAGCGAGGACAACCTATTAGGCCGCATACGTTACATGGCTAAAGGCTTGGACTGCAAGTGGATCATCTTGGATCACCTCAGCATCGTGGTCAGCGATCAAGACAACGGTGACGAGCGTAAAGCTATTGACAGCATTATGACAAACCTTAGAAAGCTAGTGCAAGAGACAGGTGTAGGGCTATTTTTAGTATCACACTTGCGTAGACCTAGTGGCTCAAAGGCGCATGAAGATGGTGGCAGGATTAGCTTAGGTGAGTTGAGAGGTTCAGCAGCAATAGCACAACTCAGTGACATTGTTATTGGCTTAGAGCGAGATCAGCAACACGCAGACCCTGAGACACGCAACACGACCTGTGTACGAGTGTTAAAAAATAGGTTCGTGGGCTTGACAGGACCAGCGTGTTACCTGTATTATGATAAGGTCAGTGGTAGAATGATAGAAACCAGTTGTCCAGTAGGTAATGAGACGGAGTTTTAATGAAAATAGTATTTGACATAGAGGCTAACGGTTTAAACCCTGATAGGGTGTGGTGTATCGTTGCTCACATTGTAGGCACTGAAGAGTTCTTTGAGTTTCACGGCTTCAGTTTGTTTGACTTCAATGAGTGGCTTCTAGGCTTTGATAACTGTGAAGTGATAGGCCATAATATAATTGGCTATGACATACCAGTGTTGGAGAGATTATTAGGTACTGATTTTAGCAAGTGTAAGATTACGGACACCCTAGTGCTATCACGTTTAGCTAACCCATCAAGGGACGGTGGACATTCCTTAGAGAACTGGGGTTCGCTATTAAACCAACCGAAAGGTGATTACAGTGATTGGGATAATTTCTCGCAGGATATGGTGGAGTATTGTGTACAGGATGTTAGAGTTAATACGCTGGTGTACAATAGACTACTTCAGGAGCTTAGAGATTTTGGCGCTGAAAGCATTGATCTTGAACACCAAGTACAAGCTATTGTATCAAAGCAAATTAAAACAGGATGGCTCTTAGATCAAGAGAAATGTTTTTTATTACTCGCAGAGCTTAAGGAGAAGAAGTACGACCTTGAGGATAAGGTACACGAGGTATTCAAGCCATTGCCTACATTCATCAAACAAGTTACACCTAAGATTAAGAAAGATGGCGAGATTAGTGTCGTTGGACTCAAGTTCCTAGGAGAGCAATGGGAAACAGCGGTAGCACCCTTTAGCCGCATTGACTTCCCTATGTTTAACCTAGGGTCACGACAACAGATAGGCAGACACTTACAGTACTTTGGCTGGAAACCTAAGCAGTTTACTGAGAAAGGACAGGCCATTGTTGACGAGTCAGTCCTTAGGGAAGTTAAGGGTATACCACAGGCGGTATTGATAGGCGAGTACCTTATGATACAGAAGCGTATCGCACAGGTTCAGAGCTGGATAGAGGCGGTTAAGAAGGACGGTAGAGTACATGGGTACGTCAACCCCAATGGGGCAGTAACGGGACGCATGACACACTCTAGTCCTAACATGGGCCAGATTCCAGCAATTAAATCACCTTATGGCAGAGAGTGCAGAGATGTGTGGATTGTGCCAGAGGGATACAAGTTGGTAGGTATGGATGCAAGCGGACTTGAGCTGCGAATGCTGGCTCATTACATGAATGACGAGGGATACACTAATGAAATACTCAACGGAGACATTCACACGGCAAATCAGTTGGCTGCTGGCCTTGAAACTAGAGATCTTTCAAAGACTTTCATCTACGCTTTCTTGTATGGGGCTGGTGACGAGAAAATCGGAAGTATCGTTGGAGGAACTAAGCGTGATGGTAAGAGACTTAAAGAAGAGTTCCTTAGAAATACGCCAGCTCTTGCAAGCCTACGAGAACGAGTTGGAGTGGCGGCTGGAAGAGGCTATGTTCTTGGATTGGATAAGCGAAGGGTCTATGTACGATCAGCACACGCGGCATTGAATACTTTATTGCAGTCATCAGGTGCTATTGTAATGAAGAAAGCGTTGTGTTTACTTAATGAATATGCTATACTATGGGGTATAGACTATAACTTTATAGGGAATATACATGATGAAATCCAAACTGAAGTTAGAGCAGGAAAAGCAGATGTCTTTGGGAGACTTGCAACCAGCTGTATGCAAGCCGCAGGGACTTACTACAACCTCAACTGCCCTCTCGCTGGTGACTACAAAGTCGGAGACACATGGGCAGACACCCACTAACCCTACTAACACAAGAGGCGGTGATTATGTGTTTGAAGAAGGGGAGTGGTGGTATTTAAATGGTGTTGATGGTGGACGTAGGAAAGCAGACTCCCAACAGGCTAGACAGAATACACGCATGTGGGTGGATGGTAAGTACATCCCTAAGACACACCCATTGCACAAAGCTGGACGCTACAAGGGCTTTGAAGAGGCAGCATTTAGCTCCTTAGCTAACTATGACACGAGCCTAGAGGGTCAGGTGTACATCATCACTAACCCCGCATGGAAAGGTTGGGTCAAGGTAGGGATGGCTATTGATACACAGGACAGAGCTAATCAGTATCAAACGTCCTCACCCTTCCGTGACTATGTGGTCGAGCATACGGTAACTACAACAGACCGTAGGCGTCTTGAGTCCATGTCTCACGCTCTACTAGGCAATGCTTACGAACAACGTAACGAGTGGTTCAAGTGTGACGTAGAGACAGCCAAGTGGTACATTGATTCAGCCTTGGGAGATATGAATGAATAAGCCAAAGGGTAAGCCATTTGACAAATGCTTCATTGATGCTGATTCAATTATCTACAGGATAGCTATGAAGGGCATTAGTTTAGAGACAGCTAAGAAGTATTATGATGAGGAGATAGAGAAGATAGGATGGGACACTTGTAGTAGTAAAGTGTTCGTAGCTATCAAAGGCTCAGGTAATTTTCGTTATGAGATAGCTGAGGATTATAAGAACAACCGAAAACAACAAGGCGAAGAAGACCCTGATCCCAAGCTTACGGAAAGACGCAAGGCAATTAATGAGTACGCCTACAGCTTAGGCCACCATAAGTCAGACGGTTGTGAGGCAGATGATGTAGTCAGTATATGGGCGCAGGAAGCTTTAGATGCTAAGGAACACTTTGTCATAGCACATATAGATAAAGACATTGACATGGTAGAGGGTTGGCATTACAACTTTAATAAAGAAACTGTATACTATATATGTGAAGATCAAGGCTACTACAAGATGTGCATACAGATGCTTACAGGAGACTCTACTGACAGAATTCAAGGTCTTGTAGGTATTGGCCCTAAGAAAGCAGAGAAGCTACTGGCTGATGTACGTAAGCCTAAGATGCTGGCTAAGGTACAGGAAGCATGGCAAAAGGCTCACCCTGAAGATTGGAAGGAGCGTCTGGAGACATGCTGGAACTTGCTCTATATGCGTAGGGATTGGGATAGCTTTCACAGGCTGACGATAGAGGAGACGCTGAATGACTCAGTTTAGATCAGGACTAGAGAAGAGTTTATCAGAGAAGCTAGATGGTCAGTACTTGTTTGAGCCTTACAGCTTACCTTACACGACACATAGAAAGTACATACCTGACTTTGTACATGAGCAAAAGAAGGTACTGATAGAATGCAAGGGGTTCTTTAGGGCAGGAGATACACAGAAGTATACAGCGGTGCGAGATAGTCTCGACAACTGGGAACTAGTGTTTGTCCTAAGCAATCCCAACAAGAAGGTAAGGAAGGGCGGTAAGATTACAATGGGTGAGTGGTGTGTTAAGAACGGCTTTAAGCATTATACACTAGACACGGCAAAGGAACTGACTAAATATATAAAGGGAAAACAATGTCTTTAACCTTAGAGGAACTTAAAGAGAAGATTATAGTAAATGCGGATGAGCTGCTGGTGATTGAGATGCTGGGGATAAGCACCAAAGATTTACTGGAAGCTTTTGAACATATGCTTATCAGAGACTTTGATGAGATTGCTGAAGACTTTAAATTGGAAGGGGATACAATAGATGAGACTTAATGATGCAACACCAGAGGATTGGGACAGACTACGTAAGGCACACCCTGCTATAGAGAGAGCGAATGATAAAGCAAACGCTATCTTTAACAAATGGATTGACCCAGCAATGGAAGAGGCACACGAGATGCTTGTAAAGGAAGGTTGTACTCAAGACCTTGATTGGGGAGAGGATGTGATCAACAGGCCTATACACTACAACACAGGAAACATTGAGTGTATAGAAGCCATTGAAGAGTCCATGTCCTCAGTAGCTTTTAAGGGCTATCTCAAAGGCAACACCATGAAGTACCTTTGGCGTTATGACTACAAGGGTAAGCAGGTAGAGGACTTAAGGAAAGCACAGTGGTATTTAAACAAGCTTACAGACATCGTAACCAAGGAGAACAATTAATGGATCAGTATCAACAGTTTATACACAAGAGCCGCTATGCGCGTTGGATACCTGAGCATAACCGTAGGGAGACTTGGGCTGAGACAGTCTTCCGCTATGTACAATTCTGGCGTGATCGTGAGCAGATCACAGTAAAGGAGGGCAAGAAGATCTATGACGCTATCTACAACCTAGAAGTAATGCCCAGTATGCGCTGTATGATGACAGCAGGGCCAGCGTTAGCTAAGGACAACGTAGCTGGCTTCAACTGTAGCTACTTACACATTGACTCACCTCGCAGCTTTGATGAACTAATGTATGTACTTATGTGCGGTACTGGTGTAGGCTTTAGTGTTGAACGTAACTTTATTAACAAGCTACCTGTAATAGCTGAGACATTCCACCCTACCGATAGCGTGATTGTTGTCAGTGATAGTAAGATTGGATGGGCTTCAGCATTCCGTGAGCTTATTGCTATGCTGTATGCTGGTAAGATACCACAGTGGGATGTGAGTAGAGTTAGAGGAGCAGGTGAAAGACTCAAGACCTTTGGTGGTAGAGCTAGTGGGCCAGAGCCTTTGGTTGACTTGTTTAACTTCTGCGTAGAGATCTTTCAGAAAGCTAAAGGTCGTAAGCTGACAAGCATTGAATGTCATGACATCTGCTGTAAGATAGCTGATATTGTGGTTGTTGGAGGCGTAAGACGTTCAGCATTAATTAGCTTGTCTAACTTGTCTGACCCTCGCATGGCTAAAGCTAAGTCAGGAGATTGGTGGAGAACTGAAGGGCATCGTAGGCTTGCTAATAACAGCGTAGCGTACACAGAGAAGCCTGACTTTGAGTCCTTCCTATCTGAGATGCAGACCATGTACGAGTCTAAGGCAGGAGAGCGTGGTATCTTTAGTCGAGTAGCGGCACAGAAGATAGCGGCTAAGAACGGACGTAGGGACGCAGAGCAGGACTTTGGTACTAACCCATGCTCTGAGATTATCTTGCGGAGTAATCAGTTCTGTAACCTGTCTGAGGTGGTTGTACGTGCAGATGATACAGTAGCAACACTCAAGAAGAAAGTAGAGATTGCAGCGATCATAGGCACACTACAGTCCACCTTGACTGACTTCAGATACTTGAGGGCTATTTGGAAGAGGAACACAGAGGAAGAGGCGTTACTAGGTGTCAGCTTAACAGGTATCATGGATAACAATTTACTTAACCATTGTACGGATAGACTAAATGAAAACCTTGAAGACCTTAAAAGAGTGGCTGTCGTTACCAACAAGAAATGGGCTGAGAAGCTTGGTGTTAATCAGTCTGTGGCTATTACATGTGTTAAGCCAAGCGGTACTGTATCTCAGCTTGTTGACTCTGCCTCTGGCATTCACCCTCGTTTCTCTGACAACTACATTAGAAGAGTACGTTCGGATAAGAAAGACCCGCTGGCAGTCTTTATGCAAGCCGCAGGATTCCCAGTAGAACAAGATGTAATGTCTACGGAATCCTTGGTGTTTGGTTTTCCTGTGAAATCCCCTAAAGGTTCAGTGACTGTGAAACAAGTAGGCGCTATGGAGCAGTTAAAGCTGTGGAAGGCTTACCAAGATCATTGGTGTGAGCATAAACCAAGCATCACTGTATATTACACGGATGACGAGTTCCTGCAAGTAGCACAGTGGATATGGGAAAACTTTGATACCGTTAGCGGCATCAGCTTGTTGCCAGTGAGTGATCATGTGTATCAGCAAGCCCCCTATGAGGACATCAGTGCTGAAGAATACAAAAGGTTACTAGCAGGGATGCCTAAAGGTGTAGATTGGAATGACCTTGTACATTTTGAACAAGAGGATAATACAACAGGCAGTCAAGAGTTAGCCTGTGTAGGTGGTACATGTGAAATAGTGTAGTGTATGTTGTACAATGTATACTGTAGTGTACATAAGCCCCCTAGGAGCTAAGAAAGAAACCTAGGGGGCTTTTTGTTACTACTGTGTCTGTAGTGTGTTTAACTCATCTACATCTTCTGTAAATCTCTCTGTAACAGCATTGAACAAGATACGTCCCGTCCTAATCCTATTGGGATTCTGTAATGCTTCAAGATGTTTTTGAGTTATGTTGGGACTCAGAAGTATTTTCATAAGCTCTTCATTTTTAAAAGCCTCTTTCATCACTGCCTTGGTCTGGTCTACTGATAAACGTCTAACCCCCTCTGTGGCTCCTTTAGAAACAACACCAGACAATACAATAGACTGTGAACCTGTAACAGCACTCACTGCTCTTAAAGCACCTAACTTAGCTAGAAACTCTAATGCTAGTGTAGATGCCGTAAATGGAGGAGTCCCTTTAGCAACGGAGGTTTGTAAGTCTCTCATTATAACACTTGAGTAATTATGTATTCTTTCTAAGTTAGCCATTTCTGCTTTACTTAAAAACTGTTTTGTTAAAGGGCCAAGCCTGTCAAGGACTACACTGAAAGAATCAGGCTGTATCACTTCTTGTCTACCAGCCCCCGCAACCTGTTTGTCTACCATCCTTAAAGACTCAGCAGCTATTTTAGTAGAGATTGCTGTTTTAAACTCTTCTAAGGCTACTTTGTTTCCGCTTATTAGACGCTTAAACCTAGCAGAGGTTTGAGAAGGGTTAGCACTGTGAAGTATCGTCTCCATTACTCTTTCTGGATTAGCACCTGCTATAGTAGAAAACTCGTCAAGTCTCTTAGCCTCTTGTGCTTTTAAGGCGTTCTGCACAACTACTCCTTGTGCTTTAGCTTTCTTTCGTGCATCTTTAATAATACTACCTATCTCAGGGAACTTTCTGATCCAATCCCTGTGATTAGCTAGGAATAGATCATAGGTCGCTAAATCTGTAGGATCAACTTCCTTTGAAAACTTATTTAACAAATATTGCTCTGCGTTCTTAAGTGCTGCTGATTTAGCTTCAGGAGTCACAGGTGCTACGTTAAAGACTTTTTCTAGCTCACTTGCTGCAACAGCAATGTCTTCTTGATCTTTAGTGTCTTTCCCTAATAGCTTACCTAACTTTCTTTCCTGAGGAGCTTTACGAACAGAAGGTATTAAAGTGCCTCTAGTTAAAGCATTGTGCTTCTTTTTAGTAAAAGCGGTAGCAGCTATATAAACCTCTCTTAGAGCAGGGTCTACACCATCAGATCCTCTAGTTAGGCTATCAAGAACAGCTTGCTGAAGTTTTATAAGAACTCCTTGGTCGTACTGTAGTGATGGCTCAGTTGCTTTGTTAGCATTTCTACTCATAGCAGATAACTTACTTCTAAGTTCTGTTAAAACTAAAGGCGCTTCTGCATTTAAAAGAACAACTTTAGGACGCGCAGCAGGTTTATCTCCAACCCCCTTAGTTAATCTCCAACCCTGACTAGTTCTAGTTATTTTCCTGCCTAACATCTCTTCAATGATTTCTTTAGGTAGTGTGGTTTGTTTTGTTGTTTCCGATAATATACGTGCAACCTCTTGTCTTAAAGAAGCAGTAGGTACAACCACAGTATCATTCAGAGTACCCCATAATCGCTGTTCTTGTGCTGTTATGTCCGCAAGTACTTCATCAAAAACTTTGGTAAACTCTTTAGAAGCAGCTACAGGATCATGTTCATAGATCCTAGTAATAGTAGCTAGTTTATCTTGAGCAGCAGACAGTCTATCGTCTACTTGTCTCAGTAAATCATCTTGTATCTTGGGCATTAACTGTTTAAAGGCATCAAAGCTAAACTCACCTGTAGAGGGGTTCATTAAGTCCTTAAACTCTTTAGCTAAAGAAGCTTGAGCAAAGTCTATACTTTCTTTAACATCAGCAGCAAAAATAGGGTCTTCAGCGGCAAGTGATCTTTGTAGAGTAAAAACTCCAGCATCATCCACCTTCTGCGCTACAGATAAAACAGTATCTTCGGAAGCATTTTCTAGCGCCTGTCTAGCTTCTACAGGGCTTATTCTGTTACCAGCAGTATTAGCAGCTCCTCCTCTAAGTTCTTGACTAGCTTTAACAATGTTTTGTTCACCAAACTTTTCTTCCCACTGCCTGAGGATGGCTGATTCTTCTGGTGTCAATAAACCTTTAATAAGTGAAGGATCAACAGGTATATCTCTATATGAACGCATTACATCACGGGCATAGCCAGTGCTTAAGTCTAGGTAAGTAGAAGGTCTTGTAGCTACTGCTACCGCACCTGCTATTTCTAAAGGTAGTTTTAAAGGATCAACATCATAAACTTCAACATCAAAACCTTCGGAAAGCTGTCCAGCAGAAGCCATGCCCAAACCTATAGACACTTCTCCAGACATAGAAGTAGATGCTATATCTCTAGTAATGGCGGCTCTTTTAGACTCTCCACCAACCCTAGCAAAAGGTTTACCTGTTAGAGGATTATAACCTGACCTAGTCCCAACTTTTAGCGCCATGTTTTTACCTAGCATTCCCACAGCTAACCTAGCCGCTGCGTTTATGCCCACACCAAGAGAAGCATAAAAAACACCTTTATCAAGGAACTCAGCATCTTCAGGATTAGGCATAAAAGTCTGGTTTTTAACTTGAGAAGGACGGTCTACGGTTTCTCCCGTAGCTAACTCGTAAGGAGCCACTGCTAAATCAAAAGCAGTGCCGTAAATACCAGCGTTCACAGCATTCATCACTTCCAACACAGGATTAGTTATAGGTTCAAAAAAACGCTTTATGTCTTCTCTGGTTCGTTCTCCAGTTGTTTTCTGACCAGTAGTTTCCCACTCTCCTGTTGGTAGTTCAGGCAACTCAGCTGGGTCAAAAGGAGGCAAATCAGCCAACATCTGAGCCTTTTGCTCCGCTTTAAGCTGTTGTAACGCTTGATTAGGAGTAATGAATCCTTCTATATCAACAACACTGCCATTTGATGACTCTGGTATAGTAGGGTTATAACCTTCTATAGTAATAACAGCCATTATTTATAAACCCCATCAATGAGTAAGCCCTGTTCTGATAAATCAGCTAAATACTCTCTAGCAGATATACCGTGGTTTTTTGCTGTGTCTCTTATGTCCGACATGCTTAGTTCAGTAACTTTTGTTCCATTTTTCACTTTAAAACCTTCAGGACGTTCAGTTACCCAGTACTGAGACAAGTCTTCATTGTCTCTAATAGGCTTTAAACGATCATAAGTCAAACCGTTTCTAGTTGTTTTTTCAACCTTAGACAATGGGAGATCATTTAAATAATTACTCCATAAAGTCTCACTACCAGAAGATGTAATCTCCGTAAGGTTTTTACGTTTAGTAGCAAACCGCATTTGATCTTGCGTTTTTAAGGCACCTATAGTATCTAAATCTGCTACCATTTCGTTATATTGCCACGATTGTGACAATCCTGGGAGTACTGTTTTAGCGTGTTCTCTATCTTTATCTGTAAAACCTCTTCCCTGTGCTTCAATTAAAGGCAGCATTGCTTCAAAGCCAATTTGTTTTAAAGAGGAAGCATCGTTTACAGCGGATAATATTGATTGAGGTGCTTCTTTGTTTGTCAACGCATATAGACTCTGTATATCTCCAGCCCATTTAGCTGCTATTTCAACAGCAGTACCACTGGGTGCGCCCTTTGCAATAGAAGTATATACCCTTTGAGCAGTTTCTAGTTTTTGTCTAGCTGCTTCCTGCTCAGGTTGTACAGTTTCAAACATTAATCTTTGGTCATTTAGATTTAGAGCCAAGGCAGCAGCCTGAGCTTCCTCTGTCGGGCTGACTCTTTGATCTATAAGCGCACGAGAAGGTTTAACAACAGTCTTGCTAACAACAAAGCCGTCTAATTCTTGAGGTGTTAGTCTAGTACCTGTCATAGAATAGGGTACTCCATCTCTAAGCTCTATTTCTTTAACGGACTTACCAGAAGCCACATTAACTAGGTTAGCTATTTCCCTAGTAGGTTTTTTAGGTATAGTACCTAGTATCTCAATTCCTTTTTTAAGGGCTTCGATGTTTCCTTTTCCTATAGCTCCTTTCAGGCCAGCATACTCAGCAGGTAAACCTTCAATGACTGCTTGAGCTTGGGCGCTTAGAGACAAAGCACTTGCTTCTTTATCTTGCATAGCTTGAATCTTAGCAGCAGTCCTAGCAGCTCCTTCCAAGTCACCACGCATTTGTTGCATACGTGCCAAGGTTTTTAAGTCCTCTATGCTTCCTTGATCCAGTTGCCCCATGCCTATCTGAATTGCTTCCTGTGGGTTAACACTACGCTCACCACCAAACATCGTAGGTACATTACCCACAGCATTCCCTAGGTTCTGCGCCTGTTGTGCACCGAAAGCCATGCGCCACTCATCTGAACCCTGATTAGGGTTAGGTCTTTGTGCGCCACTTACGCCTGTAAGTAGTCTCGCTAAATCTTGACTAGCCATTATGCTACCTCCGCTTCTTTCATTTCCAGATTTAGCATCTCGTAGTTAACGGCATAATAACCGTTAGATGCGGTAGTTACTGCTTCAGGCATATAGTCAAGAACTTCCTGAGCCATGACACCTTCATATATAACACTACTTGGATCAGCAATGTAGCTGAAGTTATACAATGTCAAGCCTGTTCTTGTGTCCTTACCTATTGTTTCAATGTTTTCCTTTAGACGACTATCTGAGAAAATAGCACCCCAAAGACCGCCACTATTAGGATTGCCTCCCATCTTAGCATAAATCTCAGCTATCTGCGCTTGTTCCAAAGGAGTAGCTTGTTGACCAAAGATAGTATCAAGAGCGCCTTGCCCTTGCTGTAGCTGTAATCTATTGGCTAAGTCTTCAGCACCAAGACGAGACTCTAAGCCGCCTAGTCCTAACTGAGAACTAAACTCTGTGCCTGACCTACGGCCAATATCAGCAAAGCCAGCAGGTACTGAGCTACTCTGTAGCATAGCCAAAGCTTGCTGCTGTGGAGAGTATCCAGCATTTAATAAACCTTGTCCACCAGCTAGTGCTTGTTGTTGTTCCGATAGAGCCTGTTGTCTAGCACCAATGTTAGCGCGACCCATTGCTTCCTGACGAGCAGTCTCTTGTGCTAGTAACTCAGGCGATGCACCGCCATAAGCACTAGATTGCATACCCAAGCGTCCTTGAGATAACATACGTTCTTCAGTTGCTAAACGCTGACGTTGCTCTTCAGGGCGCTGAGTGGCTCTCAGTTGCTCGTAGATGGCCGATTGCTGTGCAGCAGGGTCTTGCCCTACCTGACCAAACAAACCAGCTGCTTGACCCATTAGCTGGCTCTGTAGGGCTTCCTGCTCAGGGGATAGGTTAATGTTAAAACCACCCTCAGCTGTTGTGCCTACGTTGCCTAAGCCACTAGTGACAGTATAAGGTTTAAACTCAGTACCTGCACGAGCTTGCTCCGCTAAAAGGTCAGCACCTGCTTGGGTATCTAAACCCAACTGTTTTGCACCAGCAATGTTCTCCTTTCCTAAATAGTAAGAACCTGCTCCACCTAATAATCCTCCAAGGCCTTCCCAAAATCCAGCCATTAGTATGCTCCTCCAGTAATTGTATCAGCCGTTAAGGTGCCTGTGACAGTTACGGTGGGAGCAGTGACAGTCCCTGTAAAAGTAGGTTCAGCAGTGTTGGCTTTAGTAGCACTAGCTATGGCAATGTTATTGAATTCTGTATCAATCTCTGCTCCTTTAACAATCTTGTTCGCATTACCCGAACTGAGAGAGTCTTTAGTCGCAAAGTTAGTAGTCTTTGTATAGTTGGACATTAAATAAGTCTCCCTAGTAGAGCATGTATGTCTATTTTTTGAATTGAAAAAGCTGAACCATTTAGTTCTGACTCAACACCTATAGTAACAACTTCACCACTACCACTAGTGTTAACTTTAGGAGTGTTGATAACAGCAGAGGCGGTGTACTCAGCGGTTGTGTTGTATTCCGAAAGACCATACTCTCCTGCATTACTTGAACCTGACAAGCTAAATACTTGTTTAGTAAAGTTAGTCGTATAGTCATAACCCCAGCTTAAAGTAGAGTTAGTGTTTTGACCACCAATGACAGTGATAGTAAACTTCTTTAGGAACTTCAAGTTGGAAGCATTACCAAAGTCCATTGGGTTACTAAAGTAACGCATCTGGTAGTTAGCGGTGCCATCTAAGTAGCCACTGTACTTAACTATACCAGCAGCAAGACCAAAGTATATTGTACCATCTTCAAGGGTTGTCAGTGACAAAGGCAAGAGACTAGACCAAGAGGTTGCACGTTGTGACCCATCTTCCAAGGGCGACCGCATGTCAAAAGAGTAGACTAAGTTACTGTTAGGTAGCGTTATGAGATAAAAAGCTTCATCTGCGCTGTATACAGACTTAATAGCGTTAGTCTGTAGTGGTACTTCGTGCATAAGATCAGTACGTACATTCTTACTAATGTCACGCATGGGCATAGACTTTTCTTGTATAGTCCTACCAAAGCTACGTACACCTGAGTCCGATAGGAACAAGATGTCCGTACCTGTGTGCTGTACTGAGTCACGGGCTATACAACCTACACCTTCTATTGTATCAGCTAGGGTCATGGAAGCAGGGGAAGAAGCACCTGAGTACACAAGTATAGACTTCTTTCCAAAGATGACTAAGAAGTTATTGTGGACCGCCAGTGCTACTACTTCATCGTGACCAGTAGGCCATACAGTTGTTAAGTTAAGACTACCTGTAGCACCACCTGTCCAAGCATGACCATTGAGTGTATCACTCCAATAGACTGTATGCTTGTCTCCTGCAATGTCCGCTACCCATAACTTACCAAAGGCAGCTAAAGCTTCATTAGCTAGAGGCATTGTACCTGTGGCATGTGAATGAGAAGTAATAGCTTCTAAGACAAAGGAACCTGACTCGTCAGTAGCAATCAAAGGTACATGTCCTAATTGTACCATATACAAATGGTTGTTAAAAGAAATACACTTCCAGTTATTAGCTGACGGGGAATACCCGCTAGGTGTAATATCAACAAGAGTAGTAGTGCCTTTAAATATCTTATTGTTACCTGCGGATATGACAACCTTAGTTCCGCTAGTGTCCACAAACTCAAAGACTGTCTCAATGCCGCGACTACTCCCTAACACCGAAGAGCCATTACCTGAGACAGCTACGTATCCCTTACGCGCACCTATGCGTCCTAGCTTGTCAATGACACAGTTGTCAGCAACGGATGCAAAGGAAGGATCAACACCAATAGGTGAGTCCTGCGTGTTAAGACCAAAGAAAGCTGGTGCTGCTACTGTGATGTTCTGTAGTTGTTGTGCCATTTAAGAATACCAGATAGTTTCTTCAGGATGTTGAGCAGCATCAAATGCTATGGCGTCTGAGAGTGTCCTGTCAGCTAAACTAAACAACTCTGCTGCACTAGTGCCGCCAGTTTCACCACGCTCTCTAGCAGCCAAAGCAGTCGCTATTTGAACTACAGGAGAGGAGGGTATTGTAAGCTTATCCTCATCCAAGGTAAAGTCAGCAGTACGTAATACTACGTTAAAGCGTACTTGATACACACCATCGGGCTTAGGGTAAAGATCTACACCATTGTCGCCATTAGCGTCTACACCGTTAAAGCTATAGAACTGAGGTGTGCCAGTAGGTGCATCGTTGATTAAGAAAGCATTGTCAAACCACCTAGAGGTACGATACTGCATAAAGAAGTTAGAGGTATCATTAATGACATCTAATAACTTCATCTTGTTCTGAGAGCCAGTAAGGGTATAGTTAAAGGCATCATCAGTTGTAGAGACAGTTAGTGTAGTACGTAAAGCAGTCCAATCATAAGAGTCCTCTACTGAGCGTTTAGCATCGTTAACGAACTCCCCTACAAGTTTAGAATAACTATTTTGAGAAACACTTGAGACTTCATCTTCTCTAATTCTGCGAAGTACACTGTTTACAAGTTGTAAGTATGTCATTAGTAAGGGAACCTTTTTGGTGGTTGAGCATCTGTTAGCATACCTTGACGTCTAGCAGGAGCTTCCAGTGGTTGTCTTTGTTGATTTAAAAATTGTTGTAATATGTCAGTCCTAGCTAATGGAGCAGGAGCTAGCTTTTGTGGAGCATAAGGATTAAAAGATAAGAGTCCTTGAGTAGAGCCTACCTTTGTCTTTAAAGTAAGCATGTCCTTGAATAAAGAGTCTGTGGTTCTTGTAGCTGAAGGTAAAGAGCTACCGCCACCACCAGCACCAGTACCATCTCCATCTCCTGTACCATCTCCTGTACCATCTCCTGTACCATCTCCTGTACCATCTCCTGTAGTACCTGTAGTACCCGTAGTACCTGTAGTACCCGTAGTACCTGTAGTACCCGTAGTACCTGTAGTACCCGTAGTACCTGTAGTACCAGTATCTCCAGTATCTCCAGTATCTCCAGTGTCACCAGTATCTCCAGTATCTCCAGTATCTCCAGTATCTCCAGTGTCACCAGTATCTCCAGTATCTCCAGTATCTCCAGTATCTCCAGTATCGGGCGTAGGGGTAGGCGTAGGCACTGGCGTAGGCACTGGTGTAGGCACCGGTGTAGGCACTGGAGTAGGTACTGGAGTAGGTACTGGAGTAGGTACTGGCGTAGGTACTGGAGTAGGTACTGGAGTAGGTACTGGAGTAGGTACTGGAGTAGGTACTGGAGTAGGTACAGGAGTAGGTACTGGAGTAGGCACTGGTGTAGGCACTGGTGTAGGTACAGGCGTAGGCACTGGGGTAGGAACTGGAGTAGGCACAGGCGTAGGTGTAGGCGTAGGTGTAGGTGTTGGAGTAGGTGTAGGTGTTGGATTATTAGTTATCCAATCTACTATGTCTTGATATACCTGTTCAAAAGTTAAAGGTTCTTCACCATCACCGTCAACAGTATGTTCCCAATCATACATCTCAGAAGAATCTATAACGCCATCACCATTAAAGTCTATATCATCAAAAGAACCACCTATGAAACCATCGGGCCATTGAGCAGCCCACACATCTTCATCAAATGTTTCTAATTCATATTCCCCTGTTATATAATCAGGAGGGTATTCATCGTAAGTATCGTCATAAGACTGACCATCTTCTAACTCAGAAACGTGATTCCCACCCATCTTTTCATATGTTTCTAAAAGTTTTCCCCTTATAACAGAATCTTCTGCCCCTAAAACAGCCTCATAAACTTGACGGAGAACTGTGTTATCCATTGTTTCAGGATCAAAGTCGGGGTTAGGTATTTCCCTATCATATGTTGGAGGATCAGGATTTTCTGTAGGAGCTGTTCCACCATCATCAGTTGGCGTAGGTGTAGGGGTTGGCGTAGGTGTTGGTGTTGGTGTAGGTGTAGGTGTAGGCGTTGGACCTGCAGGTAGAGGGCCGCCATCGCCATTTGTAGCATCTAAAGCATCTTGTATTGCATCTACAGCTGCCTGTGCTGCATCTCTAGCATCTATAGCAGCCTGAGCATCTGCAGCAGCCTGAGCATCTGCAGCTTCTTTAGCAGCCTTAGCAGCAGCAACCTCTGCTTGTATTTCCGCTAAAGTGGGTTCAGTTGCACCACCACCTTGAGCGTCAGTTACAATTGGGGGTGCTTCAACAGGTTCTACATCATATGGATAAGGGTCAATCTCACTTACACCTGTAGGTACAGGCTCAGGAGTTTCACCTGTTGGATTAACGTCTTCACCACTACTATCAGTAACAGTAGTAGAATTAGCGTCTATTTGAGCAGCATCTATAGCAGCCTGAGCATCTATAGCAGCCTGAGCATCTGCAGCAGCTTGACCATCTATAGCATCTTGATCATTAATAGCTGCCGCCGCCAAAGCGTCAAGAGCCGCTTGTCTACTAGCCGCGTCTTGCTCGTCTTGAGAACCGTTATCGGTTGCAGCTGTAAAACTAACAAAATCAAGCGTTTCTCCAAACTGCAGGTTAAAATATCCCGCAGCGGCAGATAAATAATCAGAACCGTGTAATGTCTGTCCAGTAAGTGCTTTAGCAGCTGTAATTATAACATTGCTCCATCCTCCAGTAACAAGGCTTAAAGCTGCTGATAAAGCAGGTATACTTAATATGCTGTCAAAAGTAGAAAGTTTTGGAACCCATATAGTAGAGTAAGACCCTACTGGCCCTACGGATATATACTTACCACCTGATTTATGTGCATCACCTGATGCTGCAAGATCAGGCATGGAAGTATCAGTACCAGTATTAAAGAATACCTTTTGACCATCCACTTCTTTATAAGGTGGTATGTTATTTTCTTTAATATAATCAAGAAGATTTACATCTACTTCTTGAGTTGAATACTCATTTAAAGACCGTGTAGGATCTCTGTTGATTGCATTTATATCAACACCTTCAAGACCACTATAATCACCTGACTCTATGGCTGCTGCTGATAATGCTTGGCTTTGTCTTTGTTGACCTTTAAGCCATTGAGCGTAAGCTGATATAGATTCTTCAGGTGTGTCGTATGTTGTTATACCTGCTAAAGAAGGAGCTGATATCCGTGGATCTTCAGGGTTTGTTCCTGTGCCTGTACCGCCAAATGTTGGAGTAACCTCAGGTTTAGGTGTGAACACAGGATCAGAATCATCAAAAGGATCAGGAGCAGAAGGTTTAGGGTTAGCACTAGACATTGGTGGCTCATAATCAGCAAGAGTAGGTAATAAGAAATCACCAACCGAACCTGTGCCTACTTCTTCTTGATCAAAAGAACTAGCAAAAGGATTAGGAGTTCCAAATCTTTTAGGTGTTAGAGCCATTAATTATTTCTCGCTACTGATTTTGTTTTTTCAACTGTACGCATGGCTCCAAGACCTAACATACCCATGAGTACACTTGTGAGAAGTGAGCTATCTACAGATGGGACAGTAAACCAAATTCCTAAGATTGGCGCTAGGATAGTAGAATACATTAAAGCGAATCCACAGATCCACCCAATAGCGGGTCGCCAACCTGAGACGAACAAAGACTTGTGAGCAGCCTCTACTGCATTTACTTCTAACTGACCTTTGGCTAACTCTTGAGCATGACGATCTGCCATAGTACTTATCTCATGAGCTAAGGCATTTCGTTGATCTTTATCTTCAATTACTTTATCTAATAAACTAGTTACTGGGGCTATTAAACTATTTAATATACTCATTATTATACACTATTTTTAGTTAAAAGTCAAGATAAACTTTACTTAGGTTTTTTATTAACTATATTTTGTATTGTCTCAGATTCCCAAATACGTAGACCTAACCAAACTATAGTCAAAATAGAAGCAGTAGGAGGCAACCAAGAGGCAAGAGACAATACTGCTGTTGAGGCTGCTACTACATCTAACGCTTCTTTAGTTGGTTCACCCATCTTATATATTCCTTTATATAAAGTTTATAATAGTTTATTATTTTAAAGGATTACTAATGTAGTCCATGCCTTGCCAAAGATCTTCAATTTCTCTTTGGGATACCTTCATTCTTGCGTCTAGGTCAGACATTGCCTTAGTCAGCAATTCAGCTTTTTCTACAATAGCCATCATGCGTGATATGTCTTTTTCCAACTGATCGACGCTTGAGTCAATCGCTAACAGTTTTTCCTGTTGATCTCGTATAGTCACTAGGTTAGTACCAAGCGTGGCAAGTTTGCCCTGCAACTGCGATACATTATTATCTTTTAATTCTTGTTTAATCAGTTCTATTTGAGCATTTAACTCTTGCCTGTTTGTTAAAACTGATTCTTCAAGCGGTGCTATGTCAGGTATTTGCGTAGATTCTACAGCTTCAAGTCTGCTATATAGACTGCTTGCCGTCCAGACGCCCCCACCTAATGTTGTTGCCAAGCTAAACAAAATGGCAATATAGACACCCTTAAAAGATACATCGCCTATTTTTAGTTCTGTATTCTCTAGGCTCACCCTTCACCTTCTTCACAGTTAGTTTGAGTAACAAAGCATTCATAACCAAGATAGGTAGGACCAGTAAGGTAGAGTTCACTAGACTCTCCTGAAATTAAGATATCCGCATGGCTGACATAAAGATTAATATTAAATTGATCTGTGCCGTTCACATAAACATCTGTAGCAGGATTGCCAGAAATCCAAGCTAAACTAACCGCTTGGTTGGATGCACTGTAGCTAAGAGTGTTGTCTTCAATGCGAGTATTATTATCCATTGCGCCTTGATCTAAGAAAGCAACAGCATCAGCGTTGGCCGCTACACCTAAGAAAGCACCTGCCGCGTTAGCATGTATCTCTATGTCATCCAAAGATTGATTGTAAGTATCAGCGTCATCCTGATCTATAGTAAGTGCATCAGTGTTGTTAGTCACATATTCTTGCACAGCCGCTTCATCGTCAGGAGTTGACGCTTCGGAAGCTAATTCAGAAACTTCTTGGACTGCAACCATGTCTATTACTACGGTAGTAAACACATCTATGGCGTCCTCCATCAACTGAAGTTCTGCTTCTGCTTGTTCTTCGAGGTATTGTTCTGCTGAACCATAAGGCATATATGAAACCATGCCAGACAAAGCCGCGTTATATGCTAAGACTTGATCACTAGATATGTATGCTGTACCTGCTAATTGACCATCAGAAATACCAGTGCCAGTGTGGGAATACCCCATAGCCGCGCCTGTCATTAAAATCCCTTTATTAATTTGGTCAACAATGGCAGAAGAAGTTGCAATTAAAGAATCTAATTCACTTCCTTGCACTGCGGAACTGGTCAGAAACAGACTCAACAATATTGCTTTCTTCATCTTTGTTTTCATCTTCTGCACCTATTCCTAAAATTGAATTGTACCATTCTTGAGTTTCTGTGTATCTTGGTGTTGGGATTTTCTTAGACCATGTTGCAGTTCGCTTTAAATAAACATCACCATAATCTGGTATGTATAAACTAGGTTGCATTTTCATTAATAAGAATGCTCTTTTACCCACTACCAAACGACCGCTTGACAATACTGGACAAGGTGTTGCTGATATAAAAAGACTACGCCACACTTTAACGTCTTCACACATTCTAGCAATGGCCGCCACTTTCATGCCAAGATCGCTAAGTGTTTTTGCATCACGTCTTCTATTGCAGTCAACATCCTTTTGATAACTGCCTTTGGTATAACCGATTAAACCTGTTTGAATAGATGTACCGCTACCGCTTAGACATGTTTCCATTCCGTTGGACATGTAACTAGGAGCGATGGCACTGCCAACTGGCATATCAGAAGATGATCCTGCCCCATTGTAAGTATTGGAAACACTTTCATCTTTACTTTGGTTGTTAGAACTAACGGTTGAACCAACGGTGTTAGTGTTTAAATTACCATCTTGATTGTTGGTTGAGTCCGTATCGCCCATTGGTTCTTCTTGACCCAATGCAGTTGCAAAAAAAAACATTAAAATGAGAATTAATGCACCTTTCATAGGGTTACTGCTTTCCCTTGTGACCTAAGAATGCAAACTGCTCAAGTAACTTATACGCTTTAGCTACAAGCGCATCGTCCTTAGGCGTGTCTGTGTAGTTACAAACAACACTAGCGATAGTCACTAGTGAAGTTGCAAGTACATACAGGTCTATTAAATAACTCATGATGCGGTGTAGCCATTACCTGCTGAGATAGCTGAGTCAGTAGCGGTAAAACTCTCACTACCCCAATCGCTCTTAGCTTTCATAAGCTCAAGGTGCTGAGTGTTACGATCAACACAGTCCTGCCTATCTGCGGCATCATCTTCTGCCATGCTGTTTCCTGCGATTACGTCTGTAATCAATGCAATGCTGTGTCCCATTGCTGTGAAGTCTACTGCTAGTTCTGCGTCTGTACGGTCTGTCATGGTTATTATCCTTCTAGGGTTGTGATTCGTGCGGTGAGTTCTTGTATTGCTTTTACCAAGATTGGTATTAATGCGGCTTCTGCTACTTCCTGTGATCCATCTTCTCTGTCGTCCCAAAGTCTAAAGCCATCTTTAATGCTACTGTCAGCATCTATAGCCGCTTTGATTTCTTGGGCTATAAAGCCGTGGTTGGTGTCAGAGTTTTTAAAGACTTTGGTAGAGTCAGCTTTATAAGCATTAAAGGTTTCAGGTAGTTCGCCAAGGTTCTTGTACTTGAAGGTACGAGGCTGTAGAGCATTAATGAAAGACAAACCTGCTGTAGAGTCTACAATGTCTTTCTTGTAGCGTTCGTCAGATACTGTTGCCCATGTTACGTTACCGTGTGCGGCTCTGATATCTGCGACGCCCTGTCCAACTGTTGTGTACCCCGCTTCTGCCCCAACACTAAACCCAAACCCGTTTGCATAGTCCGAAGAAGCCGCCGTTGTGTAGCTATGATAACCAACTAAACAATTACCAGTACCCGTTGTAAGGTTTGTAGTGGCACTAGCCGCGTTCTCTCCAAGCAATACATTAAACTGTCCACTAGTTACGGAGTCTCCTGCGTCCATACCCACGGCAATATTCCCTGAACCTGTCGCTGTCTGCAAAGCGAATGTTCCAACAGCAGTGTTGTTAGCGCCTGTTATGTTAGTGGTTAAAGCGTTAAAACCCAAGGCTGTGTTGTTAGAGGCTGTGGTGTTAGCATCTAACGCTCCAAAGCCCATTGCTACGTTTGCTGTGCCTGTGGTGTTTAGGCCTAAAGAACCATAACCAACTGCAGTATTATTATCCGCAGTGGTGTTTGCGTCTAAAGCATCAGTGCCGACTGCTACGTTATTAGCACCTGTGGTGTTTGCGGCTAAAGCTCCCGCGCCTATACCTGTATTGTTATTTGCTGTAGTATTCTTATCAAGTGCATTGACTCCCATAGCCACGTTGTAGTCGCCAGTGGTGTTGGTTTGTAGTGCCTGTCCACCCACCGCAGTATTTGAAATACCCGTTGTTGTACTCTCTAAAGCTAATGAACCCACTGATGTGTTATATGTGCCTGTGGTGTTTGCGGCTCCTGCTGATTTACCAACTGCTGTATTGTTAGCCCCTGTAGTATTTGAGCCTAAAGAGGACTTACCTACTGCGGTGTTAAAACTAGCTGTGGTTGTGTTTGATAAAGCACTATAACCAACGGCAACATTCTCTGCGCCAGTAGTAATTGCATCACCAGCTTCAGCACCCATCGCCGTGTTTTCTGCGCCTGTGGAGTTTGCGCCTAAAGAGTTAAAGCCCACTGCTGTATTGTTAGCGGCAGTAGTGTTGTTTGCTAAAGAATTTTTACCTATGGCAGTATTAGATGCTCCTGTACTGTTTGTTGTTAATGCCTGATAACCTACTGCGGTATTATCATTTGCTGTAGTATTCTGTGCTAAAGCAAGAGTACCACTAGCTACGTTTTGTGCGCCTGTGGTGTTTGCGGTTAAAGCTGAAGAACCAACTGCCGTATTGTTTGCACCCGTTGTATTATCGTCTAACGCTATACGACCCACAGCAGTGTTATCTGAACCTGTAGTTGTTAGTGCTAAAGCACTTCTTCCAACTGCCGTATTATTAGAACCTGTAGTGTTTGTAGTTAATGCGGCGTAACCAACTGCCGTATTGTCATCTGAGGTGGTATTTGCGTCTAAAGCTATTGCACCCACTGCGGTATTACCTGCGCCTGTGGTGTTTGCCTCAAGAGCCTTAAAACCAACCGCAGTGTTATTACTTGCAGTAGTAGCCGTCTCTAAGGCATCTTTACCCACAGCTACGTTAGATGTACCTGTAGTAGTAGACTTTAACGCTTGCTTACCTATAGCTGTGTTGTCTCCACCTGTTGTTATTGCACTACCTGCACTCTTGCCTACAACTGTAATACCTGCCGCTGTAGTAGCGGCATCCCCTGCTAGGCCACCAATGATGGTATTGTCTGTGCCTGTGGTTACTGCGCCACCTGCGTTGAAACCAAAGGCTGAGTTATAAGCATTAGTGGCTGAAGTAAAGTTTTGAGTTTGCAGTGCAGAGTTACCCACCGCTGTGCTTCTTGAGCCTTTTGAATCATTGCCTAAAGCAGACTTTCCAATGCCTGTATTAAAAGAACCTACATCAGAATTATCTAAAGCCGCATACCCAATAGCTACGTTCTCATCACCAGTAGTAAGCGCAGTACCTGCCTCATCGCCCACGACAACATTATAATTACCACCGCTTGCAATACTGTTACCTGCGTTGACACCTGCGCGGAAGTTGCTTGTTCCTGCTGAAGCCGTGATGATATCTGCGCCATTAGCAAAGGTTACGTCTGCGTTGGCTGTTACAACACCTGAAACAGCTAGAGTACTCGCCATTGTTACAGCGCCTGCAGGATTAGTACCTAGCTCGACAATAGCGCCTGAAGCATTCTCAGTATACAAACGCTTATCCGTGACGTTAACCGCTAACTCGCCTTGTACAAGATCACTTGCTGAAGGTGCGCTACCGCCAGTACTACTGTTCTTAGTTACTATTTTTGTTGCCATTTTTAAATACCTTTAGTAAGTGCCGCCAAGTAGCGTACCAGCAGTCATGTTGTCTGCGTTTAAAGTTGAGTTAGATTGTAAAGCTGAGTCTGCCTTTGTGCCTTGTGCTGCTGTTGCATATGCTGAGATAGCTGTAGTAGCTATATCTCCTAAGCCTAACGTGGTACGTGCTGCTCCTGCGTTAGCGTCATCTATTAGCGTAGCGCCATAGGTGGACACTGTAGACGCTACTAGAGCTGCGTCTGCTTTAGCGCCTTGGGCTGCTGTAGCGTAAGCAGAGATAGCTGTAGTAGCTATATTACCTAAGCCTAGATTACTTCTAGCTGTACTTGCGCTTGCTAAGTCCGATAGGTTGTTAGCTTTAAGTGCTGATGCTGCTAATGTGTTAGAGGCCGATGATGCACTAGAGGCTGCTGCTGTCGCGCTTGTCGCTGCATTGCTTGCTGAAGTGCTTGCCTCACTAGCTTTAGTTGACGCTGTTGACGCGCTAGTGCTTGCGCCACTGGCTGATGTGCTTGCTCCTGAAGCTGATGTACTAGCTTCGGATGCTTTGGTAGTAGCAGTAGATGCTGAGCTAGATGCACCACTTGCTGACGTGGCTGCCGCACTAGCCTTGGTAGTAGCTGTGGATGCTGACGTACTAGCACCTGAGGCACTGGACGCAGAGGCTGTTGCTGAGTTAGCTGATGCTGTCGCTGATGTACTCGCGGCTGATGCTGATGTGCTTGCTGCTGATGCTGATGTAGATGAGCCGCTTGCTGAACTGGCGGCTGCTGTTGCTGAGTTAGCCGCTGCTGTAGCAGAGTCCGATACACCTGTAGCTGAGTTAGCTGCTGCTGTTGCCGATGTACTTGCTGCGCTTGCTTTGGTTGTTGCCGTAGCAGCTGATGTACTAGCGCTTGAAGCACTTGCTGCTGCATCACTTGCTTTCGTAGTCGCTATTACAGCCTGTGCTGTTACTAACGATAGTGTAGCATCCGTATTGGAATCACCAGCACCACCATCACCTCTGAATATAGCCATTAATAGCCCCTAGGAAAACAAAAGAGTAATATAAATAAAAGGGAGGCTCCTATTGGAACCCCCCAGTTTGTTACTAAGCGTTTACTGCTAGAACTATACCAGCGTCTGGACGCAATACCTGAACACCATACAAAGTATCGGCAGTGTAGAGAGTTCCTAACCACTCCTGCTTGTACTGAGTTTGTGAACGGATAGCTTGTTGCTCTGCTAAGACCAAAGTGTCTTTGTGACACAAGATAGCAGCTTTAACAGCCCCGCCAGCGCTGTTGGCTGCAGCGGCTTCAATGACAGGCAAGTTGCTGGATACATATACGTCAATTCCGTACAGGTTGCCAATCTTACCGTTCTGAACGCCACGGCCTTCAACAAAATCTGAAGACATATAACGATCAACACCCATGATTGCATTACGCAATGAAGGAGGTACAGTGAAGGTACGGTTGTCCATAGGAACGTCTGCATCGTCAAGCTTCTGGATAGCGTCACGGAATCCTGCATCGTTAAACACGTCAGATGCGGCTACCTGATCTAGTGCATAAGTCTGGATACCTGTGCTGCCGTCAAAACTATAGACGTTAGAGTGAACCCAATCAGATCCATCACCATCTCCAAAAGACTTACCCAAGTCAATCAGGTCAGTGTCAACTTGACGAGCTAGGCCGTAACCTGCGTCACCTGTGTAGAACTGACGGAGAGAAGCAAGAGCTTGGACTTCTGTGATGTCTTCAATCAAACGAGAGAATTCATAGTGCTTGTTGATGTTGATCAAGACTTCTGATTCTACGTTCATCTGAACAGTTACAGCTGTGTTAGCTGCTTTAGCAGTAGCGGAACCACGAGTAGGCTTAGGGACATGAATAACATCACCTTTCTTACCTGTCATGCTCATCTTCTTAACGAGATTAGCTAGTACTAGATTGCTTTTGTATGCAGCAACAACTTCGTCACTCCAGATTTCTGGGATGAACTTCGCTGCGCTTGTGTTATCTACGAAACCGCCTGTGGCGGGATATACTGATGTTGCCATGATAATACTTCCTTAAAAGAGTTTAGTTACGGACTCTACCTTCTTGATATGCTTGCATGATTTCATCACTTAAAGACAAATATCTTTCAGGGTCGTCCTGCATAAGTTTAATAATGTCTGAACGTCTATAGACTTTTCGTTTTGCCGTTTCTCCACTGCCTTTAGCATTGCCCGTAGACGCTGCTTTAACTGCGGTTTTACGACTAGCTTTTTCATTAACGGCAGTTTGAGTTACTACCTGTTGACGTTCCTTCCAGTTAGTGAAAAGTTCATCAGCAGCTTCGTAGTCATACTGTGTGTCCGCTTGTGCGAAAAGCTGTGTACGAATCTTTGACCCTTTGATCCAATCAACAAACTTAGCGTCAGTTAGTATAGTCTTCATATCAGGATGTTTTTCCTGTAAGTGGGACTGTGCTGCTGACTGCTTATACTGCTGAGTTACTGCTTCAGCTTGTTTAATTGAAGGATGATTCCTAATTGCTCTTTCGACAGCCTTGTCGGGATCAGAGAAAAAGTCTATGTCTTCTTCAGTTTCTTGGGTTGCTGGTGTTGTTGTGTCGAGTTGTGTCTGAATGTAGTTATCAACAACTGAACGTAATTCCCCTACTTCACTACTTTGACGGCCAAGTAACTTTTCAGCTTCTTGGTGCATCCGTACAATATCTGCAGTGCTTTTTCCTTTGTACTTGTCAGGGATGTCATCTTCAGGTGGGGGAGTCTCCTGTGTAACAGGTTCCGCTTCTGTAATCTGACTTACTTCTTCTTCATTTCCGCTGTCAACTTTTTGATTTTCTTCTTCAGTACGCTCGTCTATTAATCTTGCCATTATTAAACTCCGTGAGTAATCTCATTATGGAGGTGTATTATACAAAGCTTCTAATTATTAAGAGTTGGCCTTGCGTTCTTGCTCTAACTTCTGTTTTCTGTTCTTCATCCATTTATCAGTAGCACCCACAAAATCACCAGATATAGGATCAAGTCGAGAACGAACAGGAGATATGAGTTTTTTAGCCATTGACTTACAATCAAGACAAGGCATGTGTGTACAATCAGAGTCAACCATGCGTTCATTCACATGGCCGTTCTCACATTCAAAATCAAATAGCAAGGCCATTAGGCTGCTTCTGCTTCTTCTGTGGCTTCCTCTGCTTGTATACTTTCTTCGGCTGCTTCAATCTGAGCTTCTAAATTAATAATATTTGCGATAATGGACAGTTGTCCTTTACGGAAGTACATATCGTTACTATCTTTAGTTGCTTCAACCGAATTAATAACATTTGCGTTATTTGTAAGATCTTGTACTAAAAGTTTAAAACCTTCATTTGCAAATAGGTCGCGGTATGTGTTATAATATTGTTCTAGTTCTTTATCAATCATTTACTGTTTCTCCCTTAGGACAGTTATTTAAGTAATGTACCTACCTATTATACCACAGTAGACTGTTAAAGTCAAGCTATTTATTTTTTACTTTTTTCTTTTTAACTGGCTTCTTTTTAGCAGGTGGTCTTCCTACTTTAGTTCCGTATGTTCCTATACCCATTGGCATTTTATTTTCTCCTAGATTTAGCACCAGAACATTTCCAGCGCTTTCGTGATAAGTTGTTAGGTGTGTTTGGGTCGTTTTGTTTATCTTTAGATAGGCCCTTCTTAATACCAAGGCTTCTAGCACAGTACGCATCACCTTTAGATGTACCTGCTTTTACCCTTGAACCTCCGTCTTTAGCTTTGCCTGATTGACCATAGCTAATCTTTTTACCTTTAGCTGTAATCTTAACCTTAGCCTTGCCTTTTGCTGGAGTATTTTTAGGCACCTTGTACTTTCCCCTCTCTAGCAGCTACTTCCCTTTCCTTAAGCATTTGCTTGGATATTTCAATACGTTTTTGGAACTCTTTATCGTCTGCATCACCTGCTTTAAGGTTAGTTGTAACAGCTTTGATACGATCAATCTCAAGCTCTTGTGGTATGACCTGCGCTTCAACAGTAAGTTTTTGCGCCCTTGCAGCTGACTCTTGTGCTTGACCATTAAGTGCAGCGGACTGTGAAGCTTGGAAAGCCAGCTGAGCTTCCTGTGCCTGTTGTGCTGCTTGTTGTGCCGCTTGTTCAGCTTCAGGGTTAGGAGCATTAGCTTGCTCAAGTACCTTAATAAGCTCTTCACGATTGCTTAGGTTCATGTTATCAATAATAGACATGACCAGCTTAGGATACATAGGAGTGTCTGGAGACATAGTTTGTAGCAGCTGTACTAACTGAGTAACTTCGTACTCACGAGCAATAATACCTAGTGAGCTAGACGTATGGAACTTGTAGTCAGCTACTGGGTACATCTCAGGCTCAAACTGCATATAACGCCATGCTGCCTTAGTAACAAAAGGTATTAGGAATGCTTCTTGGAAGTTAATCAAGGTACGCTTGTGACGCTTAATAATAGCACCTAGTGACATAGAGACACCTGAAGCAGTAGACTGACCATTAATGGAACCAGCTATGCCAGCGGAATCAATAGCGCCTGTGGCTGTCTGCACCATTGTTTGTAAAGCTTGTGCTTGTGCAAAGGTAATCTGATTGACTTGACCAAAGTTAAATGGCTGTAGTATCTCTGACGGGTTGCCATTGGTTAATATAGTTTTTCCTGGCTGGATTGTAGGTTTAGCGCCTCTAGGCATACGGGAAGCATCCATTGCCATCATAGGATGTATGGTCAAGGCAAGAGCGTCTATCCTAGCGCGTAGTTCAGCGTCTAACGCCTTTTGACTGTTGTAGCCTTTCTCACATACTCCTCTGCCCCAGAAACGGCTAGGGACTACATCCCATGGGAATGCCACTACTGGACGATCCTGCATCATGTAAGGATTTTCAGAAGCTTTAAGCAATGTACCGCCATTAGCTATAACAACAACAGCTTCCACGTAATAAGAACTATCCTCTTCTCCGTCTAATTCAACAACTTCATCTTCTGAATCTTTATCGGCCATCGCTTTTACAAGCAAATGTCGCGGTACAAGACCATAGTACTTAGTAAGTCGTACCTTATCATCATCATAGCGAGTTAAGTCTTGATCTGGCTCTATATTAAAGTCAGGAGTAGCTGACGAAGAAACATCAACATCACGATATACACCACTTTCCTGTAACTGTTCTACTGAATGTGAAGATACAAACTCATCTATAGCACATCCTAAAGCTGAATCAATATCAGTAGCTACAGGGTCAATAAGGAAGTTCTGAGGCATTACAGGACGTAGTTTAACGCAGGTACGGTCACGGATTGTTACACCTACTGCTTGTAACTCACCACCCATAACAGGCTGAGAAGCGGGTGCCATTTCTTTTTCTTCCTCTAACACTACTTCAGCAATACCTGTACCAAAAACAGCAGCGTTAATTAAGCATTCAGCAACGCCCTTACGCACTTTATTCTTTTTAAAGTCATCGTCAAGGTGCTGACGCAACATAACTATATCTTCAGGCTGTTGGTCATGTATATCATCTTTAATATCAAACCATTTGCCACGACCAAAGGTAGCTTCCTCTAACTCTGCTACTGAAGACTCAACTGCTTGTTGTAATGCAGGGGAAATGATCTTAGAACGCTCTGAGGCTCGAGTGCGATCTTCAGCAGACCAATGACCACGCCACAGACGGTAATATTCATCAAACTTTTGTGAATAATTATCTTCAAAGTGATCTCGCCACCCATCACACTTCTGTATTACCCAGTTTTCTAGGTCTTGTTCTGTAGCAAAGTTCTCTGTATCTTCTAGCATAGTTAATACCCTGCGTATTTGTCTAGGAATTCGTAGTCTTCTTCTTCATAGTCGAAAGCATAGGAAACTTTTGCAAGTTGATCTATATATGCCAGTGCGTCTATCAAGTCATCGTGGACTAATTGATTAGGAAACTGAAATAACTCATCTAAAAACTGACTATTCCAACTACCTTTGTTTAAGGAAATGTTGCCGTGTTCAAAACGACCTTGCAAAGCCCACACAATCCTGTCTACTTTCTTCTTATTGCCGTGTGTAAGCTCTTCAACTCTAAAGAACCGTTGGTTCTTCTTCATTTGATCGTTTAGGTAAGGATGTACAGCGTTCTTTAGTGCGCCTTTCTCAATCCCTACGGCTAAAGGTCTGTAGTCTCTGACTGCTTCAAAGATTTTTCTGGCAGTCTCTTCAACGCCCCATCGCCCATGTATGATATTAGCAACCCACCAACCTTCAGTACCCGCTTTAACCACAGCAATAGCCGTTTGGTCAAGACGCTTAGTTTTGGTAGTGACTTTCTGTACGTCTGCAAATCCTGCCAAATCGACAGCAATGTAATAGTCACCATCGTTAGGCTCTTCTTCACTAAATTTAACATAATCTTCCTTAAACAGCTCGCTACCGTGAGCCTCAAAAGATGCCATGAATTCCTGTCGAAAAGAGAAGGCTGACATTGATTTTTCAGCAGCTCTAATCTCTTCAGGATCTAGCAAGGGGTTATCAAAGCTTGTAAAGTGATAGCCAACAAATGTATCGTCTTCACTAATACTAGCGTATTGGTATAGATCATAGAAGTGATTCCGACCCATTGGCGTACCAATGAACATTGCATCACCTTTTTGATCCGCAAGTGCAGGACGCAGGATCTGCTCCCACACCTCTGGCTTCATGTCTGCGTACTCATCCATAACAAGGAACTTAAGGCTGACACCACGCATTGTCTCTGGTCTATCGGCTCCCTTGAGTGTCAGGAGTGCGCCATTGACAAACTTTATCTGTAGATTATTAACATGGCTGGAAGCAATGACAGCATGTCCAAGCTCAAGAAGCATTTGCCACATAATGTCCCTAGCCTGACCCTGTGTAGGGGCAACGTAGAACACCTGACCTTTCTTGGCTGACAAACAATTAAGTATTAAAGCCCATGCAGCTAGTCGTGACTTACCTGTACGTCTACCTGCTGCTATAACCTTAAAGCGTGTCTTGTCTTCATATACTGTTTGCTGCCAAGGTAATAGTTTTACCTCTAAATCAGCCAAACTAGTACGTCCACATTACAGGAGACTCGTTAGTGTCCAAGTCGCGGATGTCAACATGAATAAAGTTAGAAGCAACTCCGATTCCTGAAAAGCCCATTTTAATAGCTTCCTCAACAATCTTGTAACGCTGTGTTCCG